CAAAGAGTCTACTTGTTGTGATGTACAACTATTATATGTAGATTGAGGGTTTGTAGGTTCTCTACCTAGAGTATAATCTTCATTATTATTTAAATAATTATTATAAACGCTGTCATAATAATTTGTGCTGAATTGATTATTCCAATAGTTGTAATTTGGTGGCATCCAAGTATACAAAGGTTCTTGATAATTGTAATTATTCGCATAATTAAACATAAAATTATCATAGTTATAGGGAAAACCTGTATAATCAAAACCTATGTTATTCGTATTCAATTGGGGATCTACTAAGAATTGCTGATTTTCTGGTTCTCTAAAACATTCATCTCTTTTTTTTCTTTTTTGAATCCTTTGGTAATAATACTTTGTTTTGCTATTATTCTTTTTATTATAATTATCAGGAACCATTACTGATTAACAGTTATAATAATTTTATGTTGTTTTTTATTATGTGTTTCAATAAATATATAAATAAAATGAAATAAAAAATTGATTCTATAATAATATTAACTTTGTAAGGAACAATAATACAGTATGATGAACTACGAGATGAAATCCGCTGATACGTCTTCTACTCATCATTATGAAGTCCTAAAACCTATTGATTCTATTAAAAAAAAGAGAAAAATGAATATTACACCTTCGCGCATTGAAAATGCGCGTGGTAACGTTACTTTGCCACTGGAATCGCCCCCAGAAGGGGGCGATTTAAATCGGCAAAGGTGTAAAGAAACAGTTTATGACGCTAATAATACAGAGTCTTTGGTCAGAGAGAAAAGCTCTCAACAACTAACTCAAGAGAACACCTTCGGTGTTCGAGAGAGTTTGGCAGCTGCTGAACTTAAACATTTTATAGAAAAAGAAGAAGAAGCGAAAAAGAAAATAGATGAGATTCTTATGAGTATTGATCCACTCGAAAAAACATTGTTAGATCATATTGGTAACTTTACAGAAGAACCCTATAGTATTATCGAATCATATTTCGGTGGGCAGCACTTAGAACGATTAGTCCGACATCAAATCGAGTCATACAATCATTTTGTAAATTACCAGATTCAACGTACGATCCAGATGTTCAATCCTGTCACCATTCATTCCGAAAACGATTATGTAGCTGAAAAAGAAAAATATTTTCTTGAAATTCTTATATCATTTTCAAATTTCAAGTTATACCCACCTCAGATTCACGAAAATAATGGCGCAACTAAGATGATGTTACCCCAAGAGGCAAAACTCCGTAATTTTACGTACGCTTCCACAATGAATGTCGATATTAATATCCAATATATCATTCGAAATACAGAAAATATGGAAAACCCTCGTATCATTGAAAAAACATTGCCCAAAATCAACATTGGTAAATTACCTATTATGTTAAAATCGTCCATTTGTGTTCTTACTCAGAATAAACATATTAGTCACGAACATACAGGTGAATGCTCTATGGATTGTGGTGGATATTTCATCATTAAGGGTTCAGAAAAAACCGTATTAGGTCAAGAACGTGCTGCTGAAAATCGAGTATATTGTTTTGATGGTAAGAATACTACCAAGTGGAATTGGTTTGCCGAAATTAAATCTGTACCTGATTTTAAATGTATTTCTCCCAAACAAATTGAAATGATGATTGCTAGTAAAAATAATGGTTTCGGTAACGGAATATTTATCAATGTACCACGTATTAAAAATCCGATTGAACTCTATGTTCTATTTCGGGCGCTAGGTATAATGAGTGACAAGGATATTACCAAGTATATTGTCCTTGACTTGGATGATGATAAACACGCCGATGTTTTACAATTTCTACAAGCGTCTATCATTGATGCTAACAAATATATGACCCAAGAGGATGCGCTTCGTCACGTTACTGCATCTGTCGCATATACACCTATCAACCTTGATAAGGAAACTGGTGCTCGTAAGAAGAGAGAATTTACGGTCGAAGTATTAGATAATGATTTGTTTCCCCATTGCCAAACACTTCAACAGAAACTCTATTTGATTGGTTATATGGCCAAAAAACTCATTCAAACCAGTTTAGGTTGGCTCCCCCCTGATGACCGTGATTCTTATCTTAACAAGCGCATTGAACTTACTGGAACATTGCTGAACAATCTTTTTCGAAACTATTTCAATAAACTAGTCAAAGAGATGCAAAAACAGATTGTTCGTGAGATTAACAATGGTTCTTGGCGATCTACAGAAGATTATGAGAACATCATCAATATGACCAACATTTATAAAATTATGAAATCAACTACGATTGAAAATGGCATTAATCGTGCACTTTCTACTGGTGATTTCAGTATCAAACAATCAAATAGTAGTAAGGTTGGAGTTGCACAGGTTTTGAACAGATTGACATATATTTCTAGTTTAAGTCATTTGCGTAGAATTAATACACCTCTAGAAAAAAGTGGTGAATTAATTGCTCCACGTAAGCTGCATAACACCACGTGGGGTTTCCTGTGTTTGACTGGAGATACAGAAGTATTAATGGCAAATCGTGTAGATATGAAAAAAATTAAAGATATTCACGATGGTGATTGGGTCAACACCGTTAACCAAACGTCATTGTTGGATGAACCATCTCCTATGTATAATAAATTTAGTGAAATGCCCGACAAGTTGTATGAGATTACTACGATTAGTGGAAGAAAGATTAAAGCCACTGCAGATCATCCGTTTTTGATCAATTCGGGTGATGGTAAATACGAAATGATCAAATTGGGAGAATTAAAAATTGGTAGTAAAATGGTCATCCGTCATATGGTTAAGATGATTCCTGATGAAAATACTACCAGAGTAGTTATTCCAGAATCGGATGTGCTCGAACATTATCGTATGGATTTATTAAGACTCAACTTATTAAATGTGCCGATCCAGCTATATAAACTTAAAATAATTGCGAGATTAATAGGGGCTGTTAATACAGATGGACATATTGGAATTGCTAACGATGTCAATGGCAATAGAAAATATTATCGATGTTCATTCAATGTGGGAGAAGACTATGATACATTTCAACTAGTACGTGATATACGTCAACTTGGATTTGGTGGAAGTTGTATAAAAGAATCAAAAACCAAGTTTATTGATAAAACCAATGGTTGTGTGACCAATTACAATACATTATGTGTATCAAAAGATGGTGCATTTGCTCATCTTATTTGTTTATTAGGTGGATTTTGTGGCAAGAAAACAAATATGAAACGATATTTACCAGAATGGCTAGTAAACGCTGAATTATCGGTTAAACGTGAATTCTTATCAGCTTTTCAAGGAGGAGACGGATGCCGAATATCTTATCAAAACAATAAAAAAGAAAATACGTGGAAAATTCATATGGGGTATACTAGTCAAACAACACACGACGAATTCTTAAATGACACAATTACTTATATGGAACAAATTGTAACAATGTTTCACGAATTTAATATTAGATGTTCAGTTAAAACAGAAAAAGTAAAGGATGAACCAAAATCTAAAGTAGCAATTGCATTTGATACTGGTGCTGAAAACTTGTCACGATATGTAGATATTATTAATTATACCTACTGTGAAGAAAAACGTCGTGTCTCTGCTGAAGCCATAGAACATATCAAAATACGCGCATTCTATAAACAACAACGTGATAAGGATTATCAATACGTATTGGAGAATTACGGAAAGGAATCGATAACAACATTAATCGATAAATCTAAATTGACCGAAAATCAAATCAGAAAAATTGTATCTAAAAATAAAAAAGGAATTTGTCCAGAACCTAGATATACGAGTGTTCATAATTATGAAAAAATAATCCGTGAAAATATCTGTGATAACGGATGCATTAGTGTTCCTATTTTGTCAATTCAAGAGATTGAACCAGAACTTGTTTACGATTTTACAACCCACAGCGAGAATCACTCATTTGTCTCTCAGGGATTCGTTCTGTCAAATTGCGTATGTGAGACGCCGGAGGGGCAATCCATTGGTGTAGTAAAGAACATCAGTTATATGTGTCATATTACTATTCCTACAAATAGTAATTCACTTTATGAATATGTAACACCTTATATATTATCAGTGAATGATACACCACCTGAACATTTGAATGGTAAAGTAAAAGTGTTTGTCAATGGGTGTTGGTTAGGAATTACAGAAGATCCTGTCAAACTTTACACTGATATGAAGGATAAGAAATATCGGGGAATTATTAACATCTATACATCAATCATCTTCGATTTTAAAATGTTAGAAATACGAATTTGCAATGACGGTGGCCGTCTAACACGCCCAGTATTACGAGTAAGAGATAATAAGGCGCTTATTACCAAAGAAATCATCGACAAATTAGAGACAAATGAGTTGTCTTGGAATGACCTGCTCACGAATTGTCGTTTGGATGAATCAGTTATAGAATATATTGATCCTGACGAACAAAATCTGGCAATGATTGCTATGAAATGCAAGGATTCCTACCTGCATCAACATCGTGGACAAGATTACCATTTCACTCACTGTGAAATTCATCCTAGTACGATTTTTGGGGTGGTCGCATCTTGCACTCCTTACCCCGATCATAATCAGGCTCCTAGAAACACATATCAGTGTTTACATCCTGATGAGTTAGTTTGGATGTCTGATGGTACAAAAAAAATGATTAAAAATGTATGTATTGGAGATGACATATTAACTTTCCATCCAGAAACACTTGATATTACTGAAACAAAAGTTATCAATCAATTTGTTAGATCAAATGAGCATCCTATTTATAAAATTACTACAGTTAGTGGAAAAGAAATTCGCGCGACAGAAGACCATAAATTTATGACAGAATGTGGTTGGAAAACCGTGAAAGAAATGATAGAAAACCCTCAATTAAAATTAGGAATGTCAATGACGGATTATAGTATTATTCCACAAAAAATGGAAGATGCACCTTGTATATTAAATGAAAATGATTTTATACAAATTATGCGTGATTTGGATGTCGAAGAATCGATTAATAGAAAAGTTAGTAAAATATTTAAATACGTAAATCAACTGAAAAAAAATGGGTTATTACCATTGAAAGAAGATAATCATTTATTGCCGATTATTAGCAGAATTATTGGATTCATTTATGCTGATGGATCATTGCAATTTTTCGAAAGAAACAGAAAATCAAACGATAGAGAATATAAAACAAAAGATTTTCAATGTTCATTTGATTTTGGATGTGAAAATGATGCTATTGCATTTGAAAATGATATGAACAAATGTGGTTTCAAAAAAAATAAAATAATGGAGGGAACTAGAACATTTACACCCAAAGACAGCTTCATAAGTCAAACCCATCATACATTTACGTGTATTCATAACGGCTGTTTCCCTGCATTTCTAATTGCTCTCGGAATAAGTTATGGAAAAAAAACAGAAACACCAAGAAATCCTATACCAGATTGGATTATAAAAAATAAAGAGTACGGGCGACAGTTTTTGAGAGGATTTCAAGGTGGTGATGGATGTAGAATTACAAATTATGAAAATAAACCCGCCATAACAATGCACTCTACATCACAACAAATTAATCCTATATTTAAAGAAACATTAATTCATTTCATGGAACAATGTGTTCAAATATTAAAACTATCTGGTGTGGAAGCATATATGAATCCAAATAAGTTAATTAATGAAAACAGAATTATAGTATCATTTCAAATAAGTCAAAAAAATAATAATCTTATTAACTATTACGATAAAATTGGGTACGTATATTGTGAACATAAAAATAATCAATCCTACAAAATTGTCGAATATTTAAAATCGCGCGATGAATTTTGCAAACGTAATAAATTAGTTAATAATAATACATTAACACAAAAAAAATTATTTATTCATCCAACTGAATGGTTTAAAAAAAACATTTTAGAAAAAAATAACTGTTTATTTGTTTCAATATTATCTATAACCCCTGAACCCGATGGATTGATTTCTTGTGTTACTGTAGAATCTGAAAATAAATCCATTATTGTTTCAAATGACTGCATATTATCCAGTAATTGCGCAATGGCAAAACAAGCAATGGGGGTATATGCAACCAACTACGATACACGTATGGATAAAACAGCCTATATTTTAAACTATCCTAGTCGTCCTCTCGTAGAAACACGAATTATGAACATTATCCATCTTAATAAAATTCCCTCCGGATGTCAGATACACGTTGCTATTATGACTCATACTGGTTATAATCAAGAAGATAGTGTTCTTATTAACAAAGGATCGATTGACAGAGGACTATTCTTAGCCACTATTTATCATACTGAAAAAGACGAAGATAAAAACATTATTCGTGATGAAATTATTCGGTGTAAACCCGATCCAACAAAAACAAAAGGAATCAAGTTTGGTAATTACGACAAACTCAATAGTCAGGGATTTATACCAGAAAACTCTTTGTTAGAAAATCGTGATGTTATTATTGCCAAAACGGTTCCTATTAAGGAGAATCGTAACGATCCTACCAAAACAGTGAAGTATGAAGACCAAAGTAAGACCTATCGAACCACCGAAGAAACCTATATTGATAAAAACTATACTGGTCGTAACGGAGACGGCTATAATTTTGCCAAAGTGCGTGTTCGTACCTTAAGAAAACCTGTTTTAGGTGATAAATTTAGCTCGCGCCACGGGCAAAAAGGTACCATTGGTAATATTATTCCGGAATGTGATATGCCATTTACCAAGAATGGATTACGACCTGATATTATTATTAATCCACACGCCATTCCTTCCCGTATGACGATTGGTCAATTAAAAGAAACGTTGTTAGGAAAAGTGTTGTTAGAACTCGGTATGTTTGGTGATGGTACTAGCTTTGGTAATCTTGATGTCAAAACTATTTCCAAAGAATTACAAAAACTTGGTTACGAAAGTTATGGTAACGAACTTATGTATAATGGTCTTACTGGTGAACAATTGGAAACGAATATTTATATTGGTCCGGTGTTTTACCAACGTCTGAAGCATATGGTGAATGATAAACAACATAGTCGTTCGATTGGTCCTATGGTGAACTTGACGCGTCAACCGGCTGAAGGCAGAAGTCGTGATGGTGGTTTCAGAATTGGTGAAATGGAACGTGATGTTATGTTAGCCCACGGTATGTCCAGATTTTGCAAAGAACGTTTATTCGATGTTTCTGACAAATACTCTGTATTTGTTTGTAAAAAATGTGGTATGGTAGCTTCATATAATGACGGAAATAAAAATAAAATGTATGCTAATTCAGACTTCTCTATTCATCTTTGTAAAACGTGTGGAAATAAAACTGATTTCGCTCTTATCAATATGCCTTACGCTTACAAACTTCTTTCACAAGAATTACAAACAATTAATGTTGTTCCCCGAATTTTGACAGAATAATTCAGGTTAAGGGAACCGAATGGTTCCCTTAAGATCCCTCCTTTAATTTGGTTCTCTTAATTTGGTTCTCTTAATTTGGTTCTCTTAAAGTAAAAGGAGGGATCTTAAGGGAACCTTGGTTCCCTTAACTTGGTTCCCTTAACTTGGTTCCCTTAAAATATATGTATTATATA